GAAGTAAAAGATGGGGTTCTTGTCGCTCAATACGCTACCTGGAACGAATTCGGCACTAAAACCATTCCCTCGCGCCCATTTATGAGAAACGCTTTCGATAAGAATGTTGAAAAGCTCGTTAGGTTCTTTTATCAGGGTCGGCGCGGACTTGTTGATGGCAAGACCAATCAGACTCAGCTGATGAATGCAGTTGGCTTAAAAATGGTTCAACTGATTAAAGAAAGCATCCTGAATGAAGAGTGGACGCCAAACGCTGACTACACGATTGTCAAAAAGAAGTCGTCGAAGCCACTTGTTGATACCGGCACGATGCTGAATAGCGTGACCTATGCGATTCATCCATACGGAACATCAAAATGACCAACCCATTCCGCAGGCCCTTTACGGTATTGACACCGACACCATCAACGCTGGTTAACGGTGTGATTGTTGACGGTGCGATGGTTGAATCTACGGCCTCCTTTAGCGTGCAGAGCGTCAAAGATACGCAGGAAATCGAAAGCCTGGAGGCGGGGCGAAGGCTTACGGACTATCGGCGGCTGTATGGCGATGCCAAACTGCAGATTACCGATGATTTCCCGATGGCTCAGCCTGCACTTGTCGTTATTGATGGTTTTAACTACGAAGTTAAGCACCGTGAACCATGGCAAAACGGAATCATACCCCACTATAAATATTATGTGGTAAGGAAACGCGATGGCTGAAACCACAGTGTCAAATTTCGTTCCTGATGCTGTAGAGTCTGCCGCTTACCGTGTTTTGTCCCAGCTATTATCCGTACCTCTCGCTTACACCAATCAGAACAACTCCCGGCTTCCTCTGCCTTATGCCACGCTTCGTGTATCAACGCGCACGACCTTAGGAAGGGATGAGCATGGCGAAGTAGATGATGAGGGTGTAATGCCTTCACACGGCGTTAGAGAAGGAACGGTGATGGTTAATGTGTACGGCGGAAGCGCACGAGAGCATTGCGACGATCTGATTAATAACATCCGTAAAACAACATCACGCTACCTGATGCGCAGAGAAAAATTCATTATCGCAAACAGCACCCAGGTTAACGACCTTACAGGTCTGCGAGATGAAGCAAACTTCGAAGCGATGGCGAATGTAGACCTTACATTCCGCTACACAGGCAAGTACACGGATAACGTAGGGCTCATAGAAACCGTTGATGCGACAGGCGACATCGGCGGAATAGAAACACACCTCACTATCGCCGTCACATCCGACTAATCAACACGGAGTTTCATCAATGGCAAATCTAAGCCAGATTGCCAACGTGAATATTTCGCTGGACACAGCGAGTATCGCGAAGGCGTCATTCGGCATTCCACTTGCAGTTTCGCCGACAACGGCATTCAGTGAGCGAATCCGTAAATATTCAAGCTACAGCGCGGCTCAGCAGGACGGACTTGACCCGCAGACGCTCAAAGCGCTCTCAGCAGTATTCAGTCAGACGCCGCGCCCAAATCAGGCATGGGTAGGTCGCCGAAACGCCGTTTCTGTAGACCTGACAGTAACCAATTCGACGATCACAACGGGCAATATTTTCGCATTCAGCGTGAATGGTACTACCGTAACGTACACCGCAGCGAGCGGTGATGATGCTTCTGACGTATATACGGGTCTGAAAACAGCGCTGGCGGCACAATCTGTAGTTGATGCGTTGTTTACCAGCACCGCTGATGCTGAAGGGCTACACCTGGTAGTTAAAGCTCCTGAGACAGCAACCATCGTTAAGCCAGTGACCAACCTGTCAATCTCAACGGCAGGCTCAGCAGACGGTTTAGAAGCTGACCTTAACGCCATTCAGCAGGAAGACCCGGGCTGGTACGGATTTGCTCTCGTAGAACGTGGTGATGCACTAATTCAGGATGCAGCGGCATGGGCTGAGACGCAGATCAAACTGTTCTTCGCGTGCAGCAATACTGCTGATATCTGGACATCTGCTAATGACGATATCGCATCTCAGTTGCAGGACCTGCAATATCTGCGTACAGCTCTGATTGCTCACAAGGCAGCAGCGACTGAGTATCCTGAAATGGCATGGATGGGTCGATGCTTCACCATCGAGCCGGGTGGCGAAACGTGGGCACTTAAAACACTGGCTGCTATCACGCCGAGCAAGTTCAGTGACACAGAGCAGAGCTACATCTTTCAGAAGAACGCCAACGCCTACGAACAGTACGCAGAAAACACCTACCTGATTAACAAAGGCAAGGTTGCATCTGGCGAGTGGATTGATGTTGTGCGATTCCGTGACTGGCTTGTAGACACCATTCAGAAGAACATGGCTTCTCTGATGTTCCGCCAGAAGAAGGTGCCTTACACCAACGGCGGTATTGCCCTCATCGTCAACAACCTGAACGGTTCACTTATTCATGGGCAGCAGGCAGGTGGAATCGCTCCTGATGAGCGTGACAGCGAAGGCAACACAATCCCTGGGTTCCGTATCACTTATCCAAATGCAGCCGACGTATCTGCTGATATCAAAGCTACCCGCACTCTCTATATCGAGTTTGTGGCGCTTCTGGCTGGCGCAATACAGGTGGTCGAAATCACCGGCTCACTCACCTATAGCTACGAGGGCTAATTATGGCTGCTGAATTAACTGGCTCTTATGACGGCTCAGAAGTATTTGTCACTATCGGCCCGCTTCTATTAACCGGCTTCAGTGATGGAGACTCCATTACTGCTCGTAAGAACGCCAACTTCTATGAATCACGCGCAGGTCTCGATGGCTCAGTAGGTCGCGCGCGCGTAACGGATAAGCGCGGGCAGATCGAGCTTCATCTTTTGCAGACATCCGCGGCAAACGACGAACTATCTGCACTGATGAACCTGGATTCATTAACGCAGGACGGCAAGGCAGTTTATCCGGTATCAGTAACTGACTTCTCTGGTAGAACTGTTATCGCAGCAGGTCAGGCGTGGCTTTATCAGCTTGGCGACGTGGCCTTCTCAACTAACGAGGTCGGTGAACGCATTTACACCTTTGAATGCGCTGACCTGAAATTCTCCCTCGGTGGTAATAACGTTTAACAATTCCGCCTTCGGGCGGTTTTTTGAGGTCCATATGTCTCAGGAATTCGCAACTTTCCATATCGGTGACAAAGAGTTTAAAGCCGCCAAAATGAACGCCTTCGCTGCGGCAAAGCACTTAGTAAAACTGAAAACGCTGCTTGATAAAGGCCTGGCTTCAGGCGGTGATGCAAACGCCATTCAGTTGCTGGCTGGTATCGATGAGAAGACGCTTGAGGAGGTTATCATTCCTATCCTTCGCGATTCATCAACATTCAGCGTTACTGACGAGAAGAAAATCGACAGCCCTAACGCAATGAACCTCGTGTTCACCGTAGACACGCTGTTCGACTTCTTCGAGCTGTGCTGGGAAGTGCTGAAGCTAAACTTCACCCCTTTTTTTACGAAAGTTCTCACCCTGTTTGGGTTAAGCCCAGAAGAGCTGGCAAATCGGATTCAGTCACTGGCGAAAAGCGCGACCCTGGAAAGCTAAGGGAAGATGTTGAAACAGAGCTATGGGTATGGCGTCCGATAATGAGAAATATGTGTACGGTTGCAGAGGTGAAGTCAGGCCTTATCACATGCGACGACCTGCTAAAGCTTAACGCCCTCATAGAGATGACCGACTATCTGAATGCGCCAATGGAGAAGTAAATGGTTATTCGTGAATTGCTTATCCGCTTGGGGTTAACCGGTTCGGATACAGTTGGTAGAGGTCTGGATAAGGTTGACGGGAAAGTTGATAAAACTATCCAGTCATTCAGTGCGCTTGGCGGTGTTCTGGCTACAGTATTTGGTGCGGTAACAATATCAAATATCGCAAAAACGGCTGATAGCATGCAATCGTTTGAAGCTCGAATCGGGATGCTAAGCCAGACCGTAACAGATTCCGCAACGGCATTCGATGAAGTTGCAAAGCATGCTGCGGACTCCCGTCAGTCCATTGACTCATACGCAACATTTTATCTTCGCGTAGGTAATGCCGCAAAAAGCGTCGTCACCTCACAAGAGGAACTGCTGTCGATTACTGACACCGTTTCAAAAGCCATGGTTGTTGGCGGGGCAACAGCAGAAGAGCAATCATCCGCTTTGCTGCAATTCGCGCAGGCGCTTGGGTCTGGTGTTTTGCAAGGTGATGAATTCAGGTCATTAGCAGAAGCGGCACCAATGCTACTCGACAAAATTGGCGAAGCATTAAAGATACCGCGTGAAGAATTAAAGAAAATGGCCGCTGATGGGAAGTTAACTACCAAAGCCGTCATCGGAGCGTTAAAAACCATTGGTCCTGAATTTGATAAAGCATTTCAACAAATGCCTCTGACCATAGGGCAGGCGTTGACTATCGCTGGTAATAAATGGGACCAGTTTATTGCAAGAATGAACCGCAGCAGCGGAGCAGTAACATGGGTTGCAAATAAATTCCTGTGGATGGCAGATAAAATCGAGTTTGCGCTGGACTCTGTGATAGATGCTCTTGGTGGCGCTGAGAATGCCGTAAAACTGCTAGGCGTAGCCCTAGGCGCAGCAGGCTTGGTTGGCTCTGTTTATCTCCTCTCAGCAGCATTAACCGCGCTGACAAGCCCTGTATTTTTGGTGATAGCCGCGCTTTCCGCTCTGTTCCTTGTTGGTGAGGACGTCAATTCCTGGCTCAATGGAAATAAGTCACTTCTTGGAGACATGATCGGGCCGGTTACTGAGTACACCGATTCTATCAATTCTTTGAAAGTGGCACTCACAGACATGAAGGATATGGCTGTATGGGCGCTGAATGTTCTCAACAGTCTCGCCAACTTCTTTAACTCCAGCCAGGACAAGGTTCAGGAGTTTGGGGATAAGATTGGAACTACAAAATTTGCACCATGGCTAAAGGAAAAGGCCGGGTGGCTTGTTGAGGATTTAGGTAAATGGGCATCGTGGGGAAATGCACAAACCAACGGTGCATTCGATATCCCAAGAATGTGGTCAGATACGCTTGCTGGCGTGCGAGGCTTCAACCAGGACGCCAAGGGAGGAAACACTCTACTGCCGAGATATCAGTCTCTTTCACTACCACCGCCATCTGCAGCGGCTGGCCATAAAATTGATGTCAATATAGGCAACATCTCAGTCCCTGCCGGAACCTCTGATGAGCAGGTGAAATTCCTCCAGGATAGCGCCAAGTCAGCATTCAGTGACTATGGATGGAATGCGCTGGGTAACACATTAAACTTCAACACTGGAGGTTAGCATGGCAACTGATGTGCTTGGCTTCCTCTGGAACTCGTCAGGCGACAGCACCTTCAGGCTTAATGATCCTGGAGTCGGCAATCTTGAGTTTGACACGCTGGACCAGGAAACGCATGAGTGGACACGTGATGTGACAATGAATCCCGTAGAAAACGGGTCGCCAATTTCAGATCACATCATCCGTCAGCCGAAAAAGATTACCGTTACAGGTATGATAAGCAATGCGCCGGTGACAGGGGTGTTAACTCAGACAGCAAACGCTCTGGATAGAGGTTTCGACGGGGAAGACAGAGTTAACACAGCTATCAAACTGCTCGACTCGCTGTATCTTTCAAACGAACTGGTAACCATATACACCAAAAATTACACCTACGAGAATATGCTGATTCAGGGAATTAACATTCCCAGAAGGGTGGATGATGGT